CTATAAAGTACCGATAAGATTCTGGAAATCCTGGAAAAATACAACCATTGTCCTCCAATATAGCAATGGTACCGACATTCTTCCAAGTGTCATTCTTTTTCTTCAAAAATAGGTTTCCGTCTTCAACCATATAACTTAAACCTTTACTATTGTATTTCTTAGTTAGATGAAAAGTAACATCTCTCTCAGTATACACCCAAGTGAAATCCACTAATCCTTGCGGATTCGTGATTAAGACCGTTGGTAGTTCTGCGCTTTCCAGCTGCGGAATCTCATCCTCTGGTTTCTTTTCTACTGTCTCCTCAAACACCTCATCAAGATTGAAACTCGCCTCGCTTGTTTTTGATTTTGTAGATTTTTCTGAACTTGATTCTGATTCTGATTCTTCACTCTCATCATCTTCTTCCGGAATGGGACTAATCATCTTTCTCTCTATTTCGGGTGTATGAACTTGAGTCTCAATGTCACTCTCATCTTCCTCATGTCAGATAGTCGAAGCTGACTTAGAGAACTTTTTCCTTACCATTAAAGTTCCCTTGTAGTCAATTCCGATAGTCAAACTGACTTTTAGACCAGCAGTGCATGACAGCAATAATGAACTTTGCACGTCACGTCCACTGATTGGTTGAATCTGCTTCGTTGTAGCCTCAGCACCTTGTAAGGTAACCACATGTTGTTGTTGATTGTCCATTGCTTTTCCACTGGCAACAAACACAACACCTGGATAACCGAACATTTCTGAAGGTGACAACGCGGCCACATCTGCTACGATACCATAACCTATGCTTTGATCAGCACCAGTAAATTGGTACGTTAATTCAACAAATGCCAACTCCACAGTCTTCATGCCTTTGAGGTTGTCTCCGATAAGATTTTTCCAACTCTCGTTCAAATCTAAACCACCCTTGTTCTCGAAAGCTATGACAATCGTCATCATTGCTCTTCTCGGAAAATTCTTCACACTTTGCTCTTCACCAAGAGTCTTGCCACCCGCAACACTCCCGGTCGTCATCTCGTTTCCAGATTCTAGAGTAGCCATAACAATTGCGACCTGCATCAGGTATATGATCGAAAATTGGTTCAATCAATTGTCATCACCCAATAATGCTCTCGCTCTTGTGTCTATGTATTCCACCATACTAGTTATGTCTGGTGGTTTCGGCTCTGCTGATTGCTTGAAAACTTCGGCAACTTCCGGTGTGCTGTAGGCTAAAACTCCATCACCCATCGTGTCTGCTCTCACTCTAGACCAATCGAAATTGTGGTTTACTCCCATGGCCTTTTTGTAATGGAAGAAGATCCAAGACAATGCTCCGGCAACTTCTTGTTCATGTTCTGTCAATATTTTGTACCTTTCTTCTCGCAGATTGTATATAGACATAAAGTTCAAGAAATATCCATCTGCTGCATCTTGTGCCTTCCCCGTTTCTCCGTGTATCCTTAATTTAAGATACATTGTTATTGGATCTTTGCACATCAAACCGTCTTTGATAAGATAACTGCAAAACTCTCCTCTTTCACTCACGAAACGCTTTTCCACGGCCTTGTCCCATTGTTCATACTCTTCGTGTGTGGGGTCTGGTGGCTTCTTCTTCATCCTCAAGATATCATCGCCCGATCCCATAATGGGATCGCCGACAATTTTGAATTTTGATGCTTCTCTAGCCAAGGTGTAGCACGTATTTGTAAGCCAAGTCAAAATCTCACCTGACATTGTCATCAACTCTATGACTTTGCCATTTGTTTTGAGGCCAAGCTTGTACTGTTCCCATTCTATAATCTTGTCATTTGGTATGCCAAGATGATTCATTATGCTTCGCATCAATATCAAACCACCACCTTTCACGTTCTTTTCCAATTGGGTTATGTCACACATCACGTATCCTTCTTGGGTTGCATGTCCGTTGGCGGCAACCCAATTTTGCATATCTTCCAAGCTTCTTTTAGCATGAAGGTACACATTAGGTGGACAATACTGCATTATCTTGTTAAGCATATAAGTCCCCATGCCACCAAAAGCAAACGTGTATTTGTCTCCTTGAACAAAAATTGATTGTAGTGGTCGTGCTGTGTCCTTAATTTTGAACTGTGCCTTACTTGTGAGGAACGCTTCATAGTCAGGATCAGCCCTACTCAAACCCATTTTCTTCAATTCAGTGCTTCTAGACGCTCGTCTTTCCTCGAATTCTTCGTGTGCTTCATCCCACTCTCTCTGGTCAAATGGAATCAATTCATGCCACCGCATTAGCTCCTTGAAACGATCCCATAATCTTTCGCCCCATGGTCCTTCTATTCTAACGAGTTCTTCATTATGACTCTTTGTCCCGAAATTAATCCGGTAAGCAATTCCTGTTTTTACAGAAACTATATCGGACGGATGCTCTTTATTAGCCAATAGAGCCCAATGTGGCGTGTATTTGCGCGGATCTTTGATATCAGGCATGTTATTGTACCTTTCCATTAGCCTCTTCTTCGCTCGCTTTCCGCTCAACCCGAATTTAGACTGCAACTCATTTAGTTGTGACTGATGTATTGCAAAAGTGTCAGCTCTCCAGGCAGGTAAATCATTCCTTTGCATGGAATACATCCCTTTCCATGATAATTCTATCATGAAACGATCGGGGATATTACTCAAGAAAGATTCTTCTACCATCGCTTTGCTGAACTTGGTACCGACAGTCTTGACCAAAGGGTCAAGAACCATTGGATCGATTACCATAGGTTCAATCGCTTTAGGTTCTGGATGCAATCGGAAATAGGTCCACGCTTGGGGAGCATCAGCATATGCTTCTTCATCAGGGTCCAACAATCTGCCCCCAATCAACTGTTTCTTTGGTGTACTATCAGGGTCGATATAATTGTCCCAATCAATGTTTGGATAAAATGGTTCCAGAAATTCACGATTCAGGAGTTTGTCTGGTGGTCCCGCCAGTCTACGATCCACATCATCTGGCAACGCCCCCATTATCTCCTCTATTGACACTGTCCATTCTGGCCTTATCTTACAAGGTCGTCCAGGATGTGTGTCGTATTCTGGCCAATACTTGAAAAGCATATTTAGGATAGGACTAGACATTAAAGCACTTTGCTGCACGCCCGTCAGGCTTTCAGTACACTCAATGATCACGTCTCGACAACGCGTTGCGACTGTGTATAACATCCTACTATTAGGAATATTTATCGCGACAGCGTCTATTTTAATGACTCCTATATTGCCTTCCAATCCTTGACTGCCTGCAAATGTTTCTGCATCATGCGCACGATTGACCTCATGCCATGCCTTTAAGGAGTCTTTCACAAAGAACATCTTCACTTGTTTCCATTGTTTCTCACGCCATTCTTTGTCTTTATCAGGGAAGAACCTTGCCAGATCATCAGCTTCTCGCACTGGCTTGTCCGTGAAGTGGAATCCGCCGGGATCTTTCCTGTAACATGGTGTTCTAAAGAAATTGCAAATTCCAGGCCCTTGTCTCCATATTCCCCAGATATAAACCTTCGCTTCTGCCGATAATCTGGTACCTGTCGACATGAATGGTTGATCATTTAAGGCAAATTCATTGTTAGGATTGTGATAAGGATTCTGGTAACGGTCTCCTGTAAACACAAACTTCTTTACCCATGGATACAACTTGCAATAAACATCCATGAAACCCGTGGGGTTGAGATCTTCATCAAAAACCACAATGGGTGCAAACCATCCTTTTGCTATACTTTGTTCCCAAGTACAAACAGTTTGCGGCGGTGCCCCCTTATTACCACGATTCGGTTGTTTCTTCTGTATGTCCAGATCCTCAGCCCACAAGTCTCTTAAGATTTTCTTGCCTACTACAACAGAGACAGTCCCATCTTTATAGGGACCAGAATTGATTGCTTGTTTCACTCCTTTTGATTTCCTACATCCTGGACTTCCTTCGATGTACAACACTTCGACTGGACCCGGTTCAATGATCGACATCTGCTCAAGCCAAGCTCGCAACATTGCTTCATTATTTGGATTCTGTCCCATAAGACCTACAGTACGGTCTATCAAAGCACGGACAAATTCTTCAGCATATGAGCGATTAGGCATAAACGTCGTTTTAGTCACAGTCGGCAAAGCGCACAACTTCTTCCACAGTTCTTTTGTTCTGGGGCTCTCGTCTTCATCTTGTGGTTTGACTTTCACAATGGTCAATGGCAACGTCTTTGTTGGCACAGACCAAGTGTGATTTTTGTAATCATAAGTCAGTGTAAAGGTTCCCTTGGAATTAAGCACAAAAGTCTTCTGATGCACTTTCCCGTAAAGATCCCTCACTATGATCTCGATGCCAGTGTGGCAAGTAATAGCCCACATTTGTATAGGCGTTATCTGATCCCACGGATTGCCACGCGGCCACACTTTATTAAAGAGCATCATCACAATGACTGGATCCTCATTCATCAATACCGCTATTGCTCTTATCCCACTATCATCGGTCGGCCACGATCTTGGTTGATTGTAATGAAAATCACCATACGGTTCTCTGATGGAACGCAGCCCTTTTGTTAATGGATAGATCATGTCCCATTTCATGACAGTAGTGAGATTGAAGAAATTTGGTACGTCCATCGTCATATCCTTCTGTCGAATTCTCCAAGTCTCCTTCCAGTTCTCCCTATCCTTTTCTTCTGGTGATGAAACTTGCTTGTTGCGTTGTTCGTCACTGATCCCAATCAACTTGTTCTCATTCTTCGCCTTTCTTATACCGTCACTCAAAGCAACTGGTTGCGGTGGATATTTCCACTCTTCAATCGGCAAGTGACATTCAGTGTGGTCCAACATGATCTCAGATTTTCTTGGAATCACGTTCACCATCTTAACACCGAATATAGACCCCACAACAGTGCACAACGTGCATTTGTGAATGTAGCCTTTTGCGGGTGACATCCAATCTCTCATGGCGGTCCAATGGCCCGGTGTATAGTATAAATGGCACTGCTTCTTCAGCGGAGGTTGGTGCTCATTTCTGTTAATTGTCAAACAAGCACTTTGTTTACCGCTAATATGTATTACCAAGAAAGCTCCGAAATAACATGCTATCATGGCCAATTCTGAATCTGAGAAACAATGATCACCTCCAGAATATTCTTTAACGTCTTTCTCTGGTAAGACATTGACTGCTGCTGACCAAACCGCTTCCTCAGTAACTTTCAACGCCTTTGCCACCGCTTGAAGACCACATTTATTGGCTACAGGCATTGGCAATTGGGCAAGTGAATTCGTCGATTCTTCACTCTCCGACGTCGCATCTGTCTCAGTGGTCTCACCTTCTTTCTCGGTGAAATCGCTTGGGAAATCTGAAGTACTTACAACATCATCTAAGTCTTCAATGTTCATCCCTTTATTGATGAGTGGAACGTCTTTGTTCACTGCAGTGCTCACAAGCAGAGCTCTTCTTGCCAATTTCTTGAGTTTATAGGCAAGCTTCTTGTACTTTTCATTCCGCATTCTCAGATCAGGGCTTTCGAAACTGAGTTCATCGGTATCCAGTGTGATCTCAGACCAATCAATTGATGAAATCACAGACCCCTCATAATGCTTCCTCTCTACAATTGATTGCTCACTGCTATCGGTAGTTTCAGATTTGACTTCTTCTAGTATCTCATCATTCTGAATTTCTGCTTCTTTAATGCGTAGTTCAAATTTGCTGAGATAATCAATGATCTGACTCTGCCTGACAACTTCGAGTCCATATCGTGAAAGGTTTTCTTTAGATAAGTACATCGCTCTGTCTACATGCACTATTCCATTAGTGACCTCCACCACATGTTCTTTTCCGTGCCACCAAGTGCATAGTCCGCTCTTAATCCACGCGAAGAAAGTTTGTTTATGGAATTCATCTATCTTCCATTGAACACCATATGTGCCACCATCTTTCACTATCCGCTGTTTGAAAAGCGGAACGGTGATTATGGTGGGCGGCTCATTGATGATTCTTCTCATTCTCTCGGCGTAATAGAAATCGAACTTCTTGTACCACCACGCGACCGCTTTTCCGGTCGTCGCGTACGCTATCCTACCCATGACAGTGTTGAATTCTCTCCCAGGCCCAGTATTCGTCAGCTCGTATTGTGCCACTCTTTGTACAACTTTGACCAACCATCTTTTGTCACCCTCCGGGATTGTGTATCCTTGTTTATCTACGAAAGTTCTCATTTTTGCACGGATTGTTTTCGTCTCATGATTTTGTAAAGAGATCGTATAATCGAGCAATTGTGTGTACCATCGCCTTGGAATAGGTGCCAGCTTCGGCTGAACTCTGAATAGTCTTGGTATTGGCATCATTTCTGGCATTTCAAAGGCCACATGTCTAGGAATATAGAGATGATAAGGCACCCACTCCTGAATATGTGAATTCAGGATACTATGGGTGATTGCGCCTCTCAAACCTTGACCTGTAACTGAGCACTCTACTTCGCTCGCCAATAGCAATCCAGCGTCAACGGGTTGATGATATACATTCGAAAAGTCTCTCTCAGGCACGTAAATCAATGTATCACCTTGAATGCTCCAATCATACAACAACGGTTCTGGGCTCTTCGTTGAAACCAGACTCGCCAGTGGGAAGACATGTGTAATAATCACTCTTGACACTTTAGGGTTCTCTCGTGTCCACGCTAGCAACCATGAAGCCGTGCACCACGGACCTGAATCATGGAACACAACAACAGGTGTCGTGAATTCTTCACCATCCAAATTGAACACATTGCGTGGAACTTGATCTTTGCCCGCGAATCTAGCCAGATCTTTGATTTCAGTCACGGGGTTAACCACTTTCACCTCCCATTCTTTGTTTTGCGCCTTAAAAGCATCTTTGAATAATTGCACGTTCTGCTCACCCATTGATACTAAAGTCACATCACAATCGATACTCTTAGGTAGAATCTCAGCACACTGCATGTGCCTAGTAGCCGCATGAATAGCGTGCAAATTTGTCGCACAACTTCCGGAAGCGTATGGTATACCCAACCGGTCTGCAGCTTCAGACTGAACAGTAGTCAACCCGTAAGGGCAAATTCTGTTGATTCTTGCCATTTCGTTCGGCAATTTCGATGCCAACAACACTTCTGCAGCACGTCGATTCTCCATCACTTGTAATGAATCCAAAGTTTTGTCGAAATTGCTATGACCTACTAAATTCGGTTCTTCAATCTTGACATCATCTTCAATCACTGTCTTGTAGGCATTGTCTTCTAGCCAACATGCGAAAGCTTCTCCAAACAGCCAACCATCAGCTATTAACTGCGCCCGTTTGCTCTTCAGTCGTGTTGTGTTCCGCTCGGCAATATGCAAATCGCCGTCCTTCTGTATCTCCACTTTGTACAAACACTCAGCCAACGTTGTGAACATAGCTCCGCCAGGTGTGCCTTGAAAGTGCTCTCTCTTATAGAGCCATGCTCGAAAGGTTTGAACCAGCGTGATAGCAGTCATTTCTAAAGTGTCATCCAACAACCATGACCCACACATCTTCTGCCAACAATCGCCAGGTGCTTTAACCATCGCTGGTACCTTGGTTGGTTCTGTAGTGATGATCACGGGCGCTGAAAGCTGCTCAATTGACTCATCACTTTCTTCTAACTCACCGAAATCTTCTACATCCGTTTCATCATCGGGCGCATTCTGCAGCCACAAATCGGTTTCGTCGGATGATTCCTCTTCTTCACTAGAAGTGACATACGCAATGTCACTAATATCCCAAGCGCCAACTCTCCAATTCGGAACCTGTTGTTTGAAACCGTGCAGAAAAGCAGCCGTATTACATCCAGGTTGATAAAACGCATGCGTCTGTCCATTCTTTGTCATCACAGCATGGAAATTCGGCCGAACCTTAAATTTCAAGGACGCCTCATAAACCATCGCAAAACTAGGATTGATCTTCAACATCTCCTGAACTTTTGGCCAATCTTCTCTATAGAAATATTTCAAGTAGCAGTAGCCCTTTGTATATTGCTTCTTTAGGCCCACTCCACGCGAGCCTCTTTGGCGCGTATTGATAATCATATCAGGTTGTATCTCTGCAACGATAGCTCCTAGTGTTTTAACCGGCGAATTAACAGATTTGTAATCTGAACGACAGTAATAACAACTGGGAGACAATCGAGCCCAACTGATCAGACAATTAAGACAAGCTGTGTGACCGCAGCTAGTCTTATATGATGGTTTGAAGTCCGTACACACATTGCATTCTGATTCAACATTTGTGAACTCAAATAATGAAATGTCAATGTTAAGATCCGGAGTCCAATTGCTAACCACCAATTCGTAATAGTAATCCTGAGCCTCGACTTGCTCATCACTCAAAACCTCTCTTTCACGGCGCCTCTCACCGACTGTTCTCCTACAATGAAAACAAGATGTGCCGTGTTGATGACTGTATAATTCGAAATCTTTGAAACCGATAAGTTTAGGATCGATGTTTGCGTATTTAGACAAGTGTCTTGACGGAGCAACGTACAACCGACCGTCAGAAATGCATCTCCAAACATTTCTGATCGCTTTACAACCACCTGAACAATCTATTGGTAACTCTGTCAACTCAGCCACAAGCAACAAATCTATTTCACCGCGTAACTTCTGACATCTCTTGATTCTATCATAGAAAAGACCGTCGGTCTTTCCTTCTAGATACTCAGAAATCACATGTTGATTGATGAAACACTTCGTGTGCTTGGGAGTAGTAGCCTTTGAGGAACACTTTCTTGTAGTGCCCCTACAACCACTGTAACCTTCGAAATCGCAAAGGTCAGTCTTCGCGAAATCGAATTGTGAGCCATCAGGCAAATACGCCCGACGACAGTTCTCAGATATGTCCATGTATTGTGTCCGTTGCCGTTTCAAAGCCAATTCTTGTAAATTAGGGTTTTGACCCGAAGGTCGTGCCGTTATAAGCGGCGGAGGGGGCATTGCTGCCGTACTGTATCACAATGCTGTGGCACAG